TAATTGTATTACCATAAAATTCAATATCATCAATAATTACATCTTCGTATGTCCAGAAATTACCATCTGAGTTAACAGGCTTATTCATATAGTTCTTAGCAAAGTCACGCAGGTGTCGTTGGCTTTGAAGCCATGCTAGAGACCACTTCTCAGGCCATACAGAGCGTTCTGAGGCATCATCTGCTGTCATAATGGCTGGATAGTAGTGTACATCAACATTCTGGTCGCTAATCCATTGTAGTTCTTGTCCTCTATCTTCTTGAGCATATTTTCTAAATTGATCCATCATGGAGTTAGGCATGGTGGTGGTACCAATAATAATCATACGAGCATATATATTCATAGGAGCAATATCATCAAATACAGTATTCATCTGTCTTCCAGCCTGATATTCAGAGTAATTCTTTTCACCCTTCTCAATATCATCTAGGATAATTAAATCAGGACGCTGACCAAATACCTTCTTACCCAAAGAGTTAGTATCAATACCATTAGCATCAAATATAAAGTCATTAGACTGAACAATACGCCAAGCATTATTAGCAAATGATCTACCAGTTGATCCAACAACCTTACTTGTACAAAACTCTGGATAGTCAGCATTAAGATATTCATTAGTTTCTAATTCATTCTTAAAAGTAAGCAAGTGAGTCTCCGCTTGAGAGGCAGCATCTGAGAATGCAGCAACAAATTTAATATGTCCATGGGCGGCGGCCCACATAGGAAGAATAAGAAAGATCCAAGTGCTCTTGCCACATTCTCTAGGTGCAATAAATGCATCTCTTCCTTGTTTAGGTTCTGTGGCTTTATTGATCCATGTCTTTCCATATTCAGCTAAATCCCAATGAAATTCTGAAAGAGTTAATTCACCTTCAGAGTTCTTCAAGTGATGTGGCAAATACAGCAAAGCAAATAACATTGGATCATATTTAGTTAATTCACGACGACCCTCAGATATGGTTAAAAGTTTAGGATTAATGTCATCAAGAAGTTTTGATATACTATTCATATTTACTGTCCAAATTTATATGTAGTTCCACATACAAATTGTAAAATGTCAATATGTATTCGGGTGGTCCCTTTATAAAATTTTGTTATCAATTAATAGCCTTTAATGAATGTTTAATAGATTCATTCCTCATTCGTGCTTCATTAAGCATATCAACGATTGCTAAATCAGCACCATCTTTGGATCTATTCTCATTAATGTTAGTAGATTTACCTTCAATTAGATTGATTGTCTGAATGGCCTTATGTAGAGCATTAGATAATTTGTTTATATCATCTGATGTTAATGTATCCTCATATAGGGCTTCTACTGTTCTATCTATTACTGCCTGTGCCGCCACCACTTTATCTCTATCCGTATAAAATATGTCTAATTGTTTAGATATAGATGCTAATGTATTGGCTGTAGGCATCTCTAAATTCCTTTGTGTATAGAATTTCTTAGATGTGTGATAACTCTTAGGATATCCTAATTGTCTCATAGCTGGACCTATGCCCATTTCATTAGCTAATTCTATAAATTCACTTATTTGTTCCTCTGTATATATTGGATATCCCATGATTCCTCCTCTATCTCACTATATGAGACGCTTATGTGTCCATATTTTGAGATTACGACGCATATTTGTGGCCGCTCCTATATAAATATTAAAATGTATCTTTATTGCTTGTGGATAACTTCTCTGTATCTGTGTATAACCTTTGGCTAACTTCGTTTAACTTCTTTATTCTCTTCTTTGGTTTATATTGGTGATCTATTTCTCTTCTTATACCATGTCTGTTAGTGTCTATTATCTTAACCATTGGTTCCGCCCTATTATTAGCCTTTCTTCATTTTGGCAAATATGGCTTTAGTTTGAGCAGCTGATCTTCTATTTAATAGAGTTGCTGGTTTAGAGACTCTAGCACTTATTCTATTGGCTACAAATTGAGCATCTGCCTTAGCAACATTTCCTAGTACTTTCTTGCCTGTTAATGTAGATGTCTTTAATCCTGATGTGACAACTTTAGGAGCTTTCTTTCTTGGTTTAGTCTTCTTTACGCTCATGATTGCCTCTTTTGCTTGATTGGTACTTTATTACCATTGATCTCTCTAAATACGATAGAACCTAGTTGGTTTAGAGCTCCTGCTCCTCCGCCTCTATTCTTAGCGATCTTAACTGATCCCTTAGTTCTATTTTTAACAGCTGTCTTTACCTTCTTAAATTTTACTGGTTTACTGCTTCTAACTGCCATTATTTCTTTCCTTTCTTCTTAGCCTGTCCTGATACTGATAGGGCTATAGCAATTGCTTGCTTACGAGATTTAACTATAGGACCCTTCTTAGATCCTGTATTTAGGGTTCCTGCCTTGTATTCTTTTAATACTTTAGATGTCTTCTTCTGAGCCATTGTCTTCTTTTTCATTTGGTTCTCCTTATAGTTATTTTAGGACCTCTTACAGTACCAATTTTTTTACTTCCGCCTATTGGAATAGTCCAATTTGATTTAATTTTTTTATTAGGAGCATGTAATAATCCACCAATTGGAACTACTCTATTTGATTTAATTTGTTTACCATCATTTTTACTTCCACCAATTGGAATATTTTCATTACCTTTAATAATACTTCTTTTTGGTTTAGTAACTGTTAGCTTAGTTTTTTGTCCTCTGACTGCCATTATTCTCCTAGTTGATCTAAAAATTCTTTTAACTTACCGTGAACATTAAATCCAAAGCTATATTCCTGTGTATTAAAATCATCGTATATCTCTAATGTCATTGATAGTATACCTGAAGGATGATAATGAACTTCCTTGGCATAAGGGAATAGTCGTGTTCCCGCTTCTTTATCTGTCATTATATCTCTTAAATCCACTAGTTGTTCCGTCCTTGCAGTATGTACTAAGTATACAGCATAAAAGAAAAAATCCCAACCGAAGTTGGGATTAATCCTAGGTGGTAGTAATGACATTCTTACTAATATATATTTTATATTACTCTTGGTGTTTTGTCAAGGCCAGTTCTTTTGTTTCTGATGTCATTGAGGGTATGAGTATTAATTGGAGGATACCACCAATGTCTGTCCTGTTTAATTCTTCTTTCTTGGTAATCTAGCATCCAAGCTTCAATTACTTTTTCTGCCTCTTCTGGTGACATTGCCATAAAGTCTTCTACCTTATATTTCCTCCAAAAAGCTGATATTAATGCAGGTTCTTTTCCTATCTTTCCCGCCATATCTTTCTTGGAATTATAGGCACCTCTTGATTTATGTGTTTTGCCTTTATCTGATCTTGGTCTACGCATTTTTTTTCTTCATTCTAATCATGGCTTTTCTAGTTCTAATATACCAACATGGTTTACAATAGATGTTGTGTTTGTCTAATGAGTTTGATTTCTTACCAAACTGGCTAATAGGCTTTTCTAGACGGCAATCTCTACAGACCTTACTCTGAAGTACCACCTTGGCCTTTGCCTCTGTCCTAGAGGCATTGTAGGCCTTGTAGTAGGCACTGTGGCAAGCTTTGCAGTAGCCCTGAAACCCTGATGCATCTACTTTGCTTGTTGAGAATTCTGTTACTGGTTTTTCCATCTTACAATTGCTACATTTCTTCATTTTTTTATCCAATCATTGTTTAATTTAGTTTTGAGTCTATGGCAATTTGCACATAGTGTTTGTAGGTTATCTAAGCTATTATTCTGTCTGTTCCCGTCAATATGATCTACATCTAATTGACATGTGTCTTCTGGAATGAAGTGACATCTTATACATTTAGTTCCTTTTTGTCTGCGACCATATCTGGAACATGTTATGCATGATGTTCTAAATGCTTGATTACCGTATTTATCACGGCCCTTGCTTGCTACCTGATTTCCGCAAACGCATAATTTTCTATCCATTGCTTCTCATCCATCCTAATTTGGAGGCGGCGGCGGAACACTTTTCACAGTGACTGGCGAAGCCCAAGTAAAGCTGACAAGAATTACAATAATAAATAGTTCCTTCTACCATGATAATAAACTTTCTATCTCTTCAGCTGTAAATATATTAGAAACTAAAGATTCGTTAGAATCTTTTATGTATTCATTATTAAATTCATTATTAAGTTCATTATTAGTTGGCAATACAGTCACTGGGTAAGCGACTGTATGTCCTGGGGTAGTGGTCTTATAGACATTACTATCATTTAAGCGTCTGTGTGACACTAGGTATCCATTGTTGACTAATTCATTTTTAGCCCTTACAATTGATCTTACTGAAAGACTTGTAGCTTTTGCCAAAGTCTTATTTGATGGCCAGCAAACTTTATCCTCTTTCCAGTTGTAGTACTTAGAAATGGCTAATGCAGTTAATTTGGCATTACTAGTTAGTTCTGAAGCAAATATAGCTTCATGGTAATCAATTACCTTCATGTTATCCCCTTTCTGGTGAGATAACCTAAGTATAGTATATTATAATACTAATGTCAAATGTTATTTAGAAAGCATCTGAAGTATAGTTTCAACCTTGGCTTCAAGTCTAGTAATTTGGTCTTTTGCGCTTGATCCGCCATTGGGTTTAAGTTCAGATAGATATGATTTAACTAAGGCTTTTATTCTTAGTTCCGCCATTCCTAAGAGTGTTAGCACTCCTATTATTTCGCCAAGAACCTTCATTAAACGTTACCTTCAATTTGTGCCAGACGATATTTATATCCTTCTTGAATTCCATTAGGTCCTAGATATGGGGCTGACATTGTTACTATCCAGCTTCCGCCACCTTCATACATAATATTATTCTTGGCATCAGTAATATTTTTTAAGATACCACCTATTTGTAATTTAGTCAAACAGTCAATGAATACTGAACCTAAGTCTGATCCTGTAACTGTTGCAGCACCGCCCAAAGCTAAGTCAACCGACATAGATATAAATATCTTTGTAGGGACTGTACCATAAACTTTTGTGATTACTGTTCCATTAGCTGTAGATACATTCTTATATGAATAATAATCTGCAGCATAAGGAAACTTTCGGACGGTGTTAAACTTCATTACATTGTTCTCCAGTCTACTTTACGATTCCATTGGAATATCTTTCCAGTTTTAATTGAGCGTGTCTTAGTAAATGAAAGTCCACGAGAAGCAATTACTGCAAGTGGTGACATAAATGGCGCCATCATATTAGTATCAAAGCTTTGCATAGAATCTCCAGATCCCGCTACATTAACAGCAATCTGGCTATACACCATGTCTTCGTTATCAAGCATATATACTGATTGATAGGCAGTCATCTTGTCTAGAATAATTAGATCGTTTGGATTTTCAATATCCATTTCATTGCGACCAATAAATATTTCAATGAGAGATTGTGCTCTTGCTATAAGTGCCAATTCCACTGTCTTGTTTGTATAAGTCTTTACATTATTAACGGTTGTAAACATTGCCTCTTTGTGTCCTTCCTAATTCTTTTACTCTTATTGGGTGAGTAGTTGTAAAATCTACTTTACCCGTTCCACTGAGTTTAACTTGTAATACATAATCTCCATAAGCTGGAAATAAAGTTCTATCTGTTGGCCAGAAGAATATTAATTTACCTGCACTTTTTGATGAGGTATTAAGTGATGAACCTGTCATATCAACAAATTCATTATTGCTACCTACCATAACCACTTCTATACTTGTATAACCAGAGAGGTTCATATCTGTACCGTCCTGATTTCTAACCTGAATAGAAAGAGGCTTGGCAGGAATTTGATCTACCCAATATTGACTAATCATTTGATTACATCCTCTCTTATATATAGTATTGGATCTTCATGCATTACATAAAGAACCACTTCATCCATCTCAAAACTTGAGACTCTTACATCTTGTGGCATATATGCTGTTATTACTCCTGGTGCTGGATAATAAGGTCTAACCGCACCATTCAATTTAGCTTCAGCATACATTGGTAATCCTAACATTGTTCTATTAGGAGTTGCCCCAAACTCAACTAGTGTAGCATTTGCAATTAGTGTCTGTACTCGCACAACATTATCTTTATCAGCTAAAACGCTTGGCATAGGAATTGTTGCTTCTGCTATTAAAGCAAGTGGTCGTTGTGGAGTTCCAACATAATAATCTCTTTCTGATAACCAGAACCATGCACGACTAATCATTCCTAATGCACGTACATAGTTTGTAGGATTTGTAGGACCCCAAGCAATTGTAAATGCTGGAATAGTTCCAGAACCAGTTCCTGTATCTACACCTTTTCTCTTACCAGCTTTTGTTAAAGCTTTTTTCTTTGTAAGAACTTTACCAGATGCTCCTGAATAAACAGTTAGTTTTACGGCAGATCCTGGATATTCCTGTGCACTTGCAGTAAAGTTAACACCATTCATATCCCAATATTTTTCATAATCATATTGTGCTTGAGTAATTGTTCCATCAGTTAATTTTTTATCAATGTTCCATTCAGCTGCCTTTAATTCAATAGCTTCTGTTTGTGTAATTTCTCCGTCTGCCAATAATCTATCAATCCAATAATTTGATTTAATTTCAATTACTATTTCTTCACTCATAGTTGATGGTGGTTCTACAAAGTTAACAAATATTTTTCCACCGCATTGTGTCCCATTAAGAATATCTCCTGGTTGTACGGCAATTGTAGTTGCATAATTTGCATATGGATTATTAATTTCATTAACCCCAGTCCATGTCTTATTACCAAATGTTGTTATTGCTTTGCCAGCTTTAACGTTTGCAAGAGGAACTGCTTGTATCTTTGGCATCGAATTAAATATAAATTCATCACCAATTGTAAGTCCAGATGGCTTATAAACAACATGTGACCATTCTCTATTTGGCTCAGCAAATCTTCTAGCATCTATAGATTCAAAATATGCCTTTTCGGTTAATATATATCCTGGTTCATCTGTTAAACCAGTAACTGTATTAACAACTCTATGTCTATTATTCTTATAAGTATCATATAAATATCCATAGTCTAAGTCACCAATATCTCCAGCAAATCCATTAACTGGATATGTTGTTACTCTTTGGTATGCATATGGATCTCCAAGACCGTCATCTTCTGTAACTATGTTTTTGTCATCAAGGTCTGTGATTTCTTCAATTCTATCAACAATTCCTAAATCAACTGCAAGCATAGGATTTGAAATATACAATGATATTCCAGTATCTACTGCCGCTCTTAATGATTTTAAAAATGATTCGAATAATGTATTTTCTTTAATTCCAAAGTAGTTGTCTACAGACTCATTTCTTTTAAATGAATCCATTTCAGATCCTTGATCTGGATAGTTTCTAAAGCAGATCATATCAAAGTCTTCTATGTTAATATCATTCATTAAGTCAACGTATCTACGGTTATCTAATTCATCTTTAAATCCGTCTGATACTAAGTATGTGTAATTACTTTGTCCAGAATAGAATGTTACTGGGCGTGCATTGTCATATGATTCTGGCTTTACTACAGCACTTGGATAATATCCTTCAACATCTATTGGAAATATGTCCCAATCATAAAATTCACGTCCAACGCCTTCCCAAGTTGATAATGGGAAGAAAGTGTCAAAGTCAAAGTCTCCTGCTTGTCCTTGATCAAATTGAGTGGTTCTTTGTAATGATGTTCTAGAACTATTTAATCCATTATTATATGAATTGCCAAGTGCATCATTTCCAAGTGCCCATGTTGACCAGAAGTAAAGCATAAGAGCACGTCCACGATTTCCTCTTGCCTTTGTGCCTGCAGTTAATGTCGCTGAAGCAGTCATTGGTGATACTCTAATTGGAGTATAATTGACGGCTGCATAATAGTTTAGATCTACATCTTGAGTTAATAGGAATTGCTGTGGATTAATAGATACTGCTGAGACATAGAATTCTGAGCTAATACCAGCGTCCGCAGAGTTATATCCAATTCTAGTAGGATATGGGAATGCTCCAGTATCACGATTCTGATACTCTAATGCTCCATCAACCCATATTTGCAAGCGGCTGTCATAACCCATTTGGATAATAACATGATGCCAATCGTCATTAGATAATGTTGTTTTTGTGGCTTGATATATAGTTGGAGATAGATTTGCAGTTACTAAGTTACTATAGTTCTTAGCAGATATTTCTGGTGTAGTTCCGCTCAAAGCTAGATAAGATTGCATTACATATAGTTTGCCACCATATAGTCCTATAGCAGTTTTACGCTTCTGATTAGATGTCTCAGATGCCCAATCTCCAGTAAACATAACCTGCTCAGACTTGCTAGTTTTAACCATGAATTCCATTGTATATCCACGATCTGTTATTGCATATGAAGCTGCTGATGCATTTGTTGGTGTGAAATCAAGTGCTATATTCTGTAATTTAACAGCTGTGCGTTGCTGGTTATCGTAGAATCCAACATATCCTCTTGGAAGAATAGCTGTGTTTATACCAGAGGCAGTTCCAGTATATGCATTAAAGTCCTGGCTAGTTATAGTTGCGCCTGCAACTATATTCGATGTCTCATTAAAGAAATGAAGGAATGACTTTTGTGCAGTTGTATTTGCTTTCTGTTGTGCATATAGTCTTGTAAACCAGATGTCATCAGTTAATAAAACATAGGCTGGTGGGATTGGCATAAAGGCTTTAGCATTTAATGATTGTGGCTTTACTAATGCACCTCTAGTAGTTGATAATGCTGGATTTACCATATTGGCATCTGCAATAGCAGGTGATGCATTAAATAAGTCTGGAAGCCTTGCATAGGCTGCTGGGAATGAAGCAGTTGCAAACATAGCATCTACAGCATTAATTTCACCAATAGAATATTGAGGCATATGGAATAATGCAGATGCTGTTAATGCTGGTGTTACATAATCTACATTCTTATATGCAGCAAAGTTTGGATGTGCTATTGTTGCAAATGCTGTAATTGGAGTAGGAAGTTGAACTAATTCATCTTGTTGTGTTGGCATTACCAATAATGCTGATGCTGTTAAGGCAGTTGCAGATATAGTTGGACCATAACCTAAGCTATCTGTTGGCATTACAAGTAGTCCTGATGCTGTCATTGTTCCATCATCAAGAGTTAATGCCTGATAATGTTCAAATATTTGCTGTGCTGTGAAAGCGGTATTAAATACAGATACTTCATCAATAAACATATCTCTAGATCCAGCAGTTGCTCCTGCTTGTCCACCAATATTTAAGTTACCAGAATCTGTTAATAATTTGGTTGATGCTACAGAGCCAATTTCTTTTCCATCTATATAAAGATATAATGTTGATCCAGTCATAACAGCGGCAACATGGTGCCAAGTGTTATCGTTATAACTTCCAGATGTTGCAACTTGATCAAATCCAGACTCATCAGTAATTCTTACACGAATTTGGTTAGTCGTTGTAACTTGCTGAAGGGCAAGGCTTACACCTACTCCATTTCCACCAAGTCCATGGTTAACAATATGATGGACTCCAGCGGCAGATGAATTAAGTTTTACATAAGCAATTGCTGTCTGTTGGTTGTTTGTTGAAAATGTACCAGTTGGATAAGTATAACCAGCAGTAAAATATGTATCTCTATTTGTAAACTCATATGCAAATCTATTTTTAGTTGCTATGTTTCTAGTTACGTTTGTTCCTACCTGTGCTAATGATACAGATTGTGTGCCAAAGCTAACTGGAGATCCACTTGATTCATCAAATCTTAAATCAAGAACTGCAGATGAAGATTCATTTAAATAATTATATTTATTATTAAATTTAATTTTAGATGTTGGCATTCCAGCAGATGCTTGAATAGGTACAGCTGCTGCATTAACCATATTAGTACGAACTGTACCTGTTATTACAGATGTTGGTGCAATCATAAAATTAGATATATAGAATGGATTTGATGCATTTGATGCACCAGAGTTTGCGCTAAACTGTGTTAAGGTTAAGCTTGAAAGATTTGAAGAAACAGAGATTGTTCCTTGTGATACGTTATCAATAAATAATTCAGATGTTCCACCATTTAAAGTTCCAACTACAAAGTGCCAGTTACCATCTAAAACAGTATCAGTTCCAGTCAATATGTGATCATGGGTTGTGTGAACATTGTATGTTAGACCAGATGTACCAAGTCCCATGGATACGAATCTTCCTGTACTTCCGCTAACTGTAAATATATTTGCGCCTTGATTGTATGCACCAGATGGACCTTTAATCCAAAAACCAATTGCAAAGTTTTCATCAGTTATTTCTGGTGTAAATGTTAATGTATCTGAGCTTAGTAGGTATCCATCTGTAGACTTACCAGTAATTTTAAGTGCACCTGAACCTTGTTTTCCGCCTAGGTATACAGTATCTGCTGAACCATACCATGACCATCCTGGTTGTCCACCAGAGCCATAGTTTTTAATTGTTTTATTATCATCAAACTTGTACCATTGTTCCAGACCTAATGTTGATAAATAAGAATCAAGCATTGCTGGGAAGCTTATTGTGTTAAATGACGGTAGCGTAAACTCAGCTGATGCCGTCATAGGTGATGCTGCAATATTAGGGGACCGAACTGCTGTAATTACTGCAGATGGTGATGCTGCAGTAGCAGTCATTGCTTCTGCTGTATATCCACCATTTGCTAATGCTGCAAATGCTGTTGCTAATTCTGTATACCGATCTGCCAACTTCTGAGATGTCATTGTTATACCAGAGTATGCACTTGAATAAACTCCTACCCAGTCTAATCTCAGACCTGAGTTAAGTCCTATTGTATGTGTTGTTCCATAATATCTATTTACACCGTTAAATCCATAATTAGTTGCTGATGCATATGCTGTTCCATTTACATACAATCTAACTTTTTCATCAATGTCGCCCCAAGTTAAAGCAACATAATACCAATTTCCAATAACAAGAGGTGTTGTACTTGATGCAGTTCCAGTATATTCATTTGTTATTGACATAGATCCATATACTATTGGTCCACTACCGTAATCATTTATAGTAATATATGCTCCATTATGCTCATAAATAGAAGCACTACTGTCACCATCATATCTAAATACAGCTTCAATAGTCATTCCTCTAAGATTAGTTACAGGACCAACATCTGGTTGTGTAAATTGTAATCCAGATGTTCCTGATGATGCAATATTTATTGAACCTGTTCCGCCTGATGGTGATTGAGTTGAAGTAGATGCAATTACATTTCTAGTTACTGTATATGAAGATGTTGCATTTCCGCCCATAATCCCAGGAGTTAAATCGCATGGGAATGAATATGCTACTTGGTCTGTTGCTGCTCTAGTAATTAATGACATAAAAATAGGCTGCGGTTAGGCAGCCTTTACTCCAATCAAATTGAATTCTGGATTGATACTTGAAATGCTATTACCGCCTATTGTTAATACTTGAAAAATAAGAGGGAAGCTGGAGACAACTGGAGAAATATCACCAGAAAGGACCTCGACAGTTGCCTTGGACTCGACTAGTTCTGCGCCTGCAGATAGTACGCCAGCTTCCACTCTTATATTCATTCTATTACGCTACAGTAATGCGGACGATGCCCGTACTGTCCCAAGTAATAGTGAAGTTACCATTTGTTGATGACTGATCTGATCCAAAATCAACATATCCAATTAATGGACGTGTTGCATTTGTAGATGGAGATGCATCATAGATAACTGCGTAACGTGCTGTGATTGTTGAAGATGCCCAAGTGGTATCTGCAGCATCCAAAACAATTACGTTTGTTGCTGAATCATATGTGGCTGTTTTTGAAGCTAATGAAGCTCCGCCAGATGAATAACCTGTACCAGATACTTCATAAGCTACAACGTCATCGAGGTAGTCATGTGCATCCTGATCAGGAGTATAAGAAGAAGTTACGAGAGCTACCTTAATAGTATCTGTATCGAAATCTACCTCTTTGTTAAGTGCCTTAAGTAGGAAGTTACCGTATAGTTTTGATGGCATGTTTTATTCCCCTTACGCTGAAGTCTTCTCAATTACTGCAAAGCCTTCGGCTTTTGCAACAGCGAATGCACGACGTGCACGAACCTTGAGTAGAACTCCATCTGTATCGAATTTTGCATCCTTTGAAACCATTGATTCAATTCCTGCACGAACACCGTTAACCATTAGGTCAGTGTTACCTACGATAAGTAGGTTGTTACCTGTTGGAGCAGCTGAAGCAGCTGTAGATGTCTTTGCACCTGCTGAAACTGTTAATGGGTATCCGAACAATGTTGAACCACGAGCACCTAGTGGATCTTGTAGGATTGGGCGGTTGTTATTGTCGACCAAACCACGGAGTGTTCCTAGGAATGATGGGTGGATAATGAATCCTGTCTTTGATGGATCGAAGTATGCTGAGTTTTCAATTAATGAAAGAGCATCATTCAAATCTGCAAATGTTACAGCGCCTGCTGTTTGGATTAGGTTAGAAGCTGAGTTGTACTGTGAAACTTCACGATATACAGATGTATATGGTGCTGTGTCAGTTCCGTCTGTTGCTACTGTAACTCCAAGAGCTGCGTTGTCAAACTTCTTTGCCCAGTTAGTTGCCCACTGAGTCTTGTATGTATTTAGTACATCAACGAATGAATCGTTCATGTCTTCTTCTGAGATGTGCATAATCTTTGCCCACTTGCGAGCTGTAAGAGTAATGTCATCAACTGTTACTGATGCCTCACCGATTGTTGCGCCTTCAGCATAAATGTTTGGTGCATCACCAACGAAGCGTGGAACACGCTTTACTGATGTTGCCATTGGCTCACGACGTGCAAGTGATTCAACTGCAGAGTTCTGCAGTGCTGCTTGTACGACATTTGAGCTATGCTCTTCGACGATATAACCGTTGGCTACTGTTAATTCTGTTCTTGCCATAGTTTTATATCCTTTTCTTATTAGTTAGATTTTGTTTGCTTGAGATTAATATATTCGTCCGAATATTATTAGATTCGCAAGCCTAAACGTCCATCTAGCTTGCATAGTCCAATTATACCGTATATTAATTGCCAAGTACATATTTTGCTTGTATTTCTGTAGCAGAAACTTCATTATCAACCATAGATGATACGCCTGAATCTGCCTTACCTCTGACTATTGTCTTTGGATCAAATAGTTCTGGGAAATCATTTCTGAGATCCGACAGTTGAATATCTAGTCCATTAATTTCAAAGTCATCAGTTAATTCTATTTCTGATGTTTTAATATATTTAAGAAGTTTGTCAGCGTTAGGAACTCCATTTTCCATTAGAGATCTAATGATTCTGTCATTCTTTAATTTAGTCTGGACAAGGTTCATTTGCTGTTTAGTAGTAACAATTTCTTGTTCTACCGTTTCCTTTTCCATTCTAAAACGCTTTGCATCATTCTTAGCACGATCCAATGCAGCTAATACTGCAATTGGGTCTTTGATTTCTGTAGATGTACCATCTACGAACTCATTGTTTTCCATTTTATCTCCTAATCGTCCAATTAAGGATTGTTAATTCCAAGAACCTGATTCTTGGCCAAGAGCATCTGCTCTCTCTGCTGCCTGATTTTCTAAGGCATAGTTGTGTGCATTTACTATCTCAGATGTTGGAACTGGTGGAGCTCCTAATTGTGCCTGTGATTCAGCAACAATTGCATCTGCGATCTCTGGGTCATATCCAAGTTCAAGAAGAATCTGATAGAGTCCTACTCCAACAGACTTCTTACGAACTGCTATATCCCAATTATCTAATGAGTCAATAGACTCTGCGTTCTCCCATTTGATTTCTACTTCTGCTGGAAGTCCTTCGATCTTAAACATGAACTTAAATAAGTCTCTCCATGTTGATCCAAATGTTAGTTGGCGATTTACTACCTTCTTAAATAGTGGTGCTTCAGCTACACGCAATGCTTGACCTGATGGTAGATTTGCTCCACGCATAAAGTAATGTGTTGGTGTATTTGTAACAGATGCCATTGCATTTACATATTCAATTACTGGATTAGTAAATATTCCTGGATCTGCTGCTGGGAACTGTCCTACAGATGAAACACCTTGTAGGTACCATAGTTCTCCTGGACCATTTTGTAATGAAGCAAGATTCTCTCTTGCTGTATCATCGTCTGAGAAGTCATCAAATTCATTTGAAGTTCCTCCAGTTGACAATGCATAACGCTGTGGTGCACCTTGATAGTCAACAGTCAACATATGAGTTGATATTAACTTATTAATAGCATCTTGTGGACCAAATGCATCAGCATGTTCTGGTCTTCCAAATGGCTTATGTGTGCGGAAGTGGAATACTGGAATTTCACCCCATGGATTAGGTATTACTTCAGTTAAGTTAACATTTATCTGATGTGTTACTAAATCTATGTCTCCGAATCCTACATACTTCTCAATGCGATCTGGATAATACATGTTTATGTATAGAATCTTCTGATTATCAGATTTTACCTGCCACATCTTAGCTGCAAATTCCTTTTTACGAGGATTTTCTTGGCTATAAACAACACATGTTGTCATTGGTGAATTGTAATCAATTGTTACAGTTCCATCTTCATCTGGCCATACAATTGCATATGAATCTCCATATACTAATGCATTACGGTGAATTTCATTGATATCTAGCTTAATATCTGTTTGTTCCCAAATAGTATCAACATAATCAGCAGCTTCTTGGCTTGCAGTTAATATTTGATTGATTTCAAGACGATTAAGTACTGAATCTACTACTGTCTTGCTAAAATTGAATCTAAAGTCGCTGCCCTCATAGCGAAATAACTTAAACCAACGCTGATTAGCGAATACTTCGCCATTTACACCTTCATAATAGGCTTCAGCTTTGTTATAACCATCTCTTTTAGTAATGATTTGTTCAAGGGCTATTCTTAAATCTTTCATTTTATCTCCTTAAGTAATTTAATTGTCTTGCAAGTACCTTTGGTGCTTTATTGTCTAGGAAATAAAGTATACCTGATACCACAGCATCAAGAACGTCATCATGTGAGACCTTTGGAAAGGAATACATTTGTTCTTCCAAGGATGGAAAGTGGGCGGTATGCCTAATTTTACCTTGTTGATAAAAGTTCAAAGCTTTTCCTGCACGTATTTGCTTTGATACTGATTGCTTGATAGATCTATATCTTACAGGAATGTCTTTAAATACATCCTGCCATAAATCTCCACCTTGGTTTGTTTCAACGTAGATAATTCCTGGATCATATATATCTACGAGTGTTGCCACTCTATCTGCTAATTCAGAAGGAGATACTTTCAGCTGAAAAGCATCTCTCACATAAATTAAGTCATCTTCTCCTCTGCTCAATACAGCAATACCTGTATAGTCAGAAACTTTATTC